GTTTTCCATCATCTCGGCTAGGACTTGGATAGAATCAATCCTTTCAATCAAGTGATGGAGATAACTAATGAGATCCAATTGTTCATCCCGTAAGTTCTCTGCATACCATCCAGCACCAGCAGTCCAGAAGTCTGTTCTATGTTCTGCTTGACCTTTACGATATTTCTCTAACCCTGCTGAACCAGCTTTGCTCCAAATTTCAAAAGCATCTTGCTCTGCATTCATGTGTGGTTATTACTTTTTCCACTTTGCCGCATTAGCCGCGAAGGTTGCCATTTTTCTAACAGCGGGAGATTTGCTGTGTTTTAATTCAGCAGTTGTTTTGCCAGTCTTTTTTTTAACAGCCGTGAATCTACCCTTGTGACTTTCTTTAATATGAATGCCGCTTTTATTCATTGGTTTGTTTGGTTGTGAATCTGTTCCAGATCCGATTGGGTTTTATGTATCCGAGAACATTACAGACATGGCAAGGACTTTTATTTCTATCTTTAAAGTCTGATAGGCATTCTGGACAATAACCATTCCAGTAGGCAATCCCTCCTATAAATTTTTTAAGAAGGGACATGATTTTAAAAATCCAGATAGCCAGCCAAACAACTCACATCAGCACCAGAAAGTTCATGCTGATCGGTATCTACAAAGATGATGCTCCACCCTTGTTTATCAAACATCTCAAGCATCCATTCCATTGCTTCAACATAGGTATTACGCTCTGGAAAGAAAGCTCCAGAGATAGCGACTTTTTTATTGCCAGGTACTTTGATGATGTTGGTAACTCCGCATGATTGAAACTTCTTTGGAACAAGAATTACCTCACCTTGTTTCTCAACCTTCTTGAATGACTCCTTGCTCATGCCTTCTTTGCAGACAATGAATTTGTTTTTCTCAAGGACTTGTATCACGCAATCAAGATGGAACAAAGCTGGATCTGTTTCATGGATAGGAATGATCTCAACACCGCATTTTTTGGAAATCCAATTATATGCATTGATGTCAGAGTGAATGCCATATCCACCAAAATAGCGACCTTCATCAAAACGGATTAGATCAGCTTGTCCTTCTTGGAAATAAGGAGGTTGGATAACAGTATATCCACGCATCTCAAAGAACTTACGACCAGGATCTTCTTCAATCTGGCGGCCAGGGGCTTCCATCTTTGCCAGCACAATAAACGGATTGATGGCAGTAAAAAGATTAGCCGTGTAGCTTTGATCCTGCGCTCCTTTTTTAGGAGGAACTTCCAGAACCTTTACATCAAGTGCCGTGAGTAGCCTCTTAATGCGATTGTAATGGCTTGTAGCCCTCTTGATGTCCACCTTCTTCGGTTTCATGTGAACATTGTTTGGAATCGCCGTAGAGAGGTATTTAGGCTCACACATCACGATGGATGGCTTCCTACGATAGACTTCACCAACTGTATGGTTTGGAGCAACACCAGATGTTCCAAGAATACTAGAAACAGAGGAATCAACCTTACCTTGGATTACGGAAGGAATCATTGTTCCATTTCGGAACTCTTGCGTACTGAATATAGCCATATTTTGAAAATCATATACATTCCAGTACTAAAGAAAAGCAAAAGATTAAAGCAAATCCCCCCCTGATCCCCCCAAGGGTTGCTTGGGAAAGCCTGTCAGAAAAGAAAAGAAACTACTGCACCCCGAAATGGATGCAGGATGTTTCTCCTCTCTCTTTCATCGGGTAAGGAGTTTTGGTTCTCCAAAGCCGATTTATTGGATCATGTGGTACGCATTCACACCCATCCTCAATCTTTCGATAGGAATAAAATTATCAATAATGATAATCTCGTCAAGTTAAAATCCATCATCATCTGTTCCCTTGCCTCCATATCCCCATTCATCATCTTCAATTTGTTCTTGAGATGTTGTCTTGCTATGGATCAATCGGTTTTCCCAATCGCTGATTTCTTGGATGTCTAATGAAACTGTTTCTTCCTCAAATGCAAATTCAAGTCCTGCCTTTCGGAGCATCTGGACGGCATAGGTAAACGAGTCAGCCAAATCGGGTGACTTCTTTAAACGATGCTTCATGTCGAGTTTCTTCTCAACTGCTACCTTTCTGCCTTTGTGGGTATAAAGACGGCTACAAAGTTCGCTAATGACCTTGGAATGGGCATCTACGTCAATACCAACAAGTGATCTAGTAGAGAATGCCGTGTGGACAGCAAACCAATATTCGGTAACAAGTCTATCGTATGCTTCTTTGCAAGTTCGTTTATCCAAGTTACTGATCTTTCTATTGGTAGGCATACCCATTGAGGATATGGGAAATACAAACATTGCCTCTGGATGGAACTTACTCCATTCGATAATGATTGCCCTCATCATCTTTCCACCATCTCCAGAAATATCCAATCCAAAGTCCCGTGGATGGACACCAAACTCAATGCAATCTTTCACCAACTGCATGGCTATTGATTCCTCAAAAACATCACCTACGGAAGACTGATATTCTCTTGTTCCAAGATAAAATCCTATGTTTCTGCCAGTATCATTCTGACCCATGCGGCAAAAGGTAGCGGCACATCTATCTCCACCAGCCGTGAATGCAGGGTCAAAGCCACATACAACCTTTGTTCTGCCACTCCAGACGGGTTCATAATTTAAATTGCATCCTTGGATAAAGGCTTTGGAGAAGATTGTAAGTTCTACAGAGGAATCAGGCCACCATCCATAGACATTTCGCCAGTATTCTATGGCATTCTTGTTCCCATAGCACCGTTTTAGGGTTGCTTCTTCACCTTGTATAGTAAGGAAACGATCAAATGGGGGTATTTCTGCATCTGGAACTTTAAAGTTTGGGCTATCTTCTCCCGAAAGGTGGAGTGCAACGCCAGTACGAGTCCTCCATTTCTTTGTGTAACGAGTAACTGACTCCCATTCCATAGGATCATCAGGTTGACACAACTCTGTATGGGGATTGTTTGCGGTAGCGGCAGGGTTTGCCATCCCACCAAAGATAAAGTCTGGATTTGCTCCAAGGTTTACCCTAGTATCCAATGCATAGAGATCCATTTCAGCCAACTCGTCCAAGAATAGCCTCATTCTGGCATTTTTTCGTCCTCTTGTGTTCTCTACTGCCCGTTTTCCCTCACCACCTTTAGGAAATGCCAGTGCTTTAATGGCATTTGTGTAATCTCGTTCCGTATCACGGGTATCAATAGACTCAAAAACAATCATCCTACGGTACTCTACAAGGTTTCCAATGGTTGCAGTCTTGTATTGGGCTTGAATATTACGCATTGCTACCCTGTAAAGAGTGCAAACTTTACCCCATAAGCGGTCTTCAGAGGCATCTAAAGAGGTAGAAGCAACATATGTTGATGTAACTGTAGGTGCAGAAATCCAATCCATGACAATACAAGCGGCTACAGAAAAGGTTTTTCCGCTAGAAGCACACCCTGCAATGCCCCAATCATTCTCATTGCAAAACAAATCAATGATATCTAGGGCATAATTATTTGCTATGCCTTGGGATTGGAGCAAAACATCATTGCCATAAATAAGATTAAAACAATTGACCATGTGTTGAGCAGGGTTCAACAAGTCAGTATCCTCAATACGGATTCCTCGTTTAATCCTTTCACGCCTACCAAACTCCCCACGGGTCAATGCATAAGCTGAAAGCTCACGAACAAATTGTGGAACACTCTCCAAATAGGGAATGCCATATGTGGTGTCTTTTGGTGCATCCAATACCAATCCGTTATATTCCATGTTTAAAAACTATTGACTTATTTTAAAAATAAATACAAGCATAAGCATTACATGAGACTAAAAGACCGCAACGGCCCAATACCAAGTGGACTCTGGTATGAGTATAGCGATGACAAAGGAACTAAATATCGTGTCAATGGAATGGACATGACATATGGTTATCAATTCTCAAATCGTGTTAAAGACGATATGAAGAATAACAATGTGGAAGTACCAGATAATTTAGATTACTTGATCGAACAACAAATCTGTGGCAGAATCCCTGGTCAATACTGTTGGCAAGAAGCTGGCGATAAGGTAGCTAATGTAATTCATACATTTGCGTCCCTTGGTGATCGTGTTGCGGCAAGCCTTGGGGTTCAAACAAACCTTGAGCAAACCGCAAGGGGTTGCACCGCTTGTCAGAAACGCAGACAAGCAATGAATCAAACTCTAGGCTAAAATGGCAAAAACTAAAAAAATTGTAAATCGTGAGGGTGTCTCCAGTTGGGGGTTTAATACCATCAACTCAAATGGCGTAGCTCCCACTAGCCGAGTTCAAACGGCAAATGATGCGTTTACAATTTGTTGGAATCTTCGCCTAGATAATGCTGGTCGTGAACGTAAGTGGGGACGTATTTACAAATGTTATAAAGGATTCCCACCTACCGATTATAGTCAGGTAGCCTCTCGTCAGCTTTCTGGAATGAGCAATGTGCCATTCCGTCAGATGAAGTTCATTGTTGATAACCAAAAGTCTAGCTTTGTGGACATGGTTATGGAGCGAAATACTGCCGCAAATATTGTTACCAAGATTGGTAATCCTACCGAAAAGAAAGAATGGAGTGATATTATTAGTGTTGGTTTTGATCGGATGCTTCGTAGCTGGCCTTCTTATAATTACAATGTTGAGTTGGACGTTGAAGAGATGAGTTTGTATGGCAAGGGATTTGAGATTGCCGAGGATAGG